TGACATTCATCTATCGCAGTTTCTGTAGATAAAGATGGAGCTACTGGTGGTAATAATTGATATTGAAAAGATATTTTTCAAAGATCTTGAACGGCATAAGAAAAAATGAAATTTGTAAATAAAAATACTCTTAAAAACATAACGGTTGGTACGATTTCAAGCGACTGAACTGTAAAATCTATGTGAACTGCATTAAACGTTTTCGATGATATAACTAATTCTAGTTGGAAAAATATAACAAAAAAGGTTTTACCATATCAAGAAGTATTAAGCGGTTATACAGATTATCTTAATGTTTCTAACACGAATGTTGTTGGTGTAACAAGATCTTTAAGTTCAATATATTCTAACACAGATTTATCAAATGTGACTTATTATATTTCATTATCATCTGTAGGCGATAGTTTAGTTCCGAGATCATTTTATTATTCTAATGGAACTTCTTCATATAGAGATTACGATTCTTCAGAAATCACATCTCCTTCTAATAGAGTTGGAGTAATAAGGAAAGATGGAACTGCTAATAATTACGGCTTTGTTTATTATGACAAAGGAATAATATTGTTAAGTGGCGAATTAGCAACAAATCTTTCAACGTGATCAAATATATCAAGTTCTGGTGCTTTGTTAAAATATTCTACATATTTAGATCAGTATGAACATAAATATTGTTGTAACATAAATAGAAAATCTAACATAGTTTCTTCTAACTTAAGTTATTGAACATCGGTTGATCAAAATAATGATACACTAACATCTTCTTTGACTGCATATTGAGCAGAGTTAGGGATAACAGAATATTCGATTACTGGAAACGTTAATGATTGATTGATTATAGAAGAACAAGAATATCCAATTTACGTAACTGGAATCGGTTTGTATGATGATTATAATAATTTAGTCGCTATAGCTAAACTTCGTCGTCCTCAAGTTGTCTTTGACAACTCAAATATGAGCTTCATTGTAAATTTACGATTTTAATTTAGGAAACATTTATGAATCAATCACTTTTTATGGGACTTGACATTTCAACGTCTCACATTGGAATATGTATAACAAGTAGAGATGATAAAATCTTACATTTTGAAAATTTAGATCTTTCTAAGTTGGGCGAAATAACAATTTATGAAAAAGCGAAATATTTTAGATTGAAAATGATTGATATTTTTGAACAATATGAAAACATAGAAAAAATTTATTTAGAACAAGCTTTATTGATGTATAAAAATGCTTCTTCTAGAATTCAAATTATAGTTCTTCTTCAACAATTTAATGCACTTTGTCAATTCATTCTTAATGAATTAGGGAAAACAGTAATACTTGTTCCAGCTAGTACGGCAATGAAAGCTGCTATAGGGTTTGGAAGAAAACCAAAATACGTAGATGATAAGAAAATTTGATCAGCTGAAATATTTGCAGAAAAACATCCAGAAACACAATTAAAGAAATTTGAAAAAGGAAAAAACGAAGGAAAAATTCATAGTGATATGTACGATATTATCGATGCATACTTTCTTTCTAGATCTCATCTTTTAGGCAAATAATCACTATATATTAAATAAAAAGGTGAATTATGACAAAAGATGAAGCTATTCAAAAAATTATTTCTGTTCTTGGAGAACCATACGGAACTGGTGATGAGCTTTCTTTTTCATGTTGTAACAAAGATTGTTCTAGTCATCAAAAAAACAAGAAAAAACTTTCTCTTAATACAATAAGCGGAAAATGACATTGTTGAGTTTGTGAAATTAGTGGAAATAGTTTTAGTTCTTTATTAAGATCTTGTGGTGAAAAGGGTATAAGAATATCTAAAGAAAATTTAGATGAGTTTAGTAGCGTAAAAGAAAATCTTGAAAAAATAGATGTATTAGAAACAAAAGAAAAAATAAAATCAATAGCAATTCCATCACAATTTAAACCAATTATTTCTAATCAAGACTTAGATTCTGATTACTTTAAACAAGCTCTAATTTATTTAAGAAAAAGAAAACTTTCATATTTTGATATCATAAAATATAGAATTCACTACAATACAGAAAAATATCAAATTTTGATTCCAAGTTATGATAACAACGGAGATATTCTTCTTTATTTCATAAGAAATATATTTGATTCATGAAAAGAATATCCGAGTGTTGAAAGAACAAAAATAATTTTTAACGAATTATTCATAGATTGGCAATCACCAATTATTTTGACAGAAGGTATTTTTGATGCTTTTACAGCTGGATCTAACGCTATACCATTGCTTGGCAGTAACATCAAATCTGATCATCTTCTATTTAAGAGAATAATCAATAAGAAAAGTGAAATCTATATAGCGTTAGATCCAGACGCTAAAGATAAGATGATGAAAATATCAAAGCTTTTTCATAGTCATGGTATAAAAGTTAATGTTGTAGAATTACAAAATGGTGACATAAATGAATTAGGAAAAGAAGAATTTAAGAAATGTTTAGAAAATTCTTATGTATATAATGATATGAGAGACATAAAATCTAAACTTCTAAGTCTATAGATTGGAATAAAAAAATGATAGACAAAAAATTATTGGGACCACAAACAAAAAAAAGCGTTTTAGATTATTTTCGTAAGACAGGAACTTACATTAAACCATCGACAGCTGAAGATGAGTTATTTCTATGAATAGAATATGGTTTTAACGAGTATTGTATAGAATGTATTAATACGTGTAAACAACATGGAGCGTGTAAAATTGTACAATGTCCAATGTTTGAAAAAGACACAACAAGAAAATCAGTTAATAAAACAACAACTAAAACAAAGAAAACAAAAACTGGGAGTAAATAGTGATAATTGTTTCAATAAGTGATTTACACATAAGGATAGCTAGCAGACACAAAGAATATCACAAAATCTTCACAAAATTTCTAAAACAAATAAAAGCTCTCCAACCCGACTACATCTTTAACTTAGGTGATTTGTTCCATAACAAATTAACACTAAGTCCAGAATCGATTATGATTACACGATGATTTTTTTCTGAACTATCAAAAATATGTAAAGTTGTATCAATAGTGGGAAACCACGATATAAATCTTACAAATTTAGATAGACCTAATTCCGTAGAAGCGGTGCTAGAAGGAATTGAAAATCAAATAATTTTAGCTAAGAGTCAATATGTTGAATTAGAAGACGGTTTGGCTGTTGGTGTTTTTTCTATCCTCGAACAAAAAGAAACATGACCAAAAACACTATCCGAAAAAAATAAAAAGAACAATATCAATATAGCTTTATATCATGGAGCTGTAAATTTATCTCATGATGATTCTGGATTTGCTATTGATAATTCTATTGATTCTAATGAATATTTCAAAGATTATGATTTTGTAATGTGTGGAGATATTCATAAAGCCGAACAGTTAGATAACGAAGGTCGTATTTGAATGACAGGCAATATGATTCAACAGAATTTTGGCGAATCTCTTGATAAGGGATATTTAGTTTGAGAAATAGAATCAAAAAATAAATGAAAAGTAAGAAAAGTTGATATAAAAAACGATTATAATTATATCACAGTATTTATTGATGATGATGATTACGAAAAAAATATACAAAATATTTCTAAAACACTCAAGAAAAATGCAGTTACTCAAAAGAGTAATGTACGAATAAAAATTTCTACAGATAAAATTTCTGATCAAACTTTTAAAGAAAAAATTAAGACATATGTTATTAATGAATTTGGTGTTACACCAATTCTGAATGATGTGTATTCATTTAAGTCAAACGATTTTGTTATATCTTCACCAAATAAATCGATTAATTTTGCAAATAATAATGTTCAAAATCAACTTATTCAAAATTATATTAATGAATCGATTATTAGAGAAAAACTGAATGTAGAAGAAATTATAAAGATCAATAATGAACTAAATCAAGAAATAGGATATCTCAAAGATAATAGTGATGATAGTATATGAGAACCAATCGATTTAGAATTAAGTAATATTTTTTGTTTCGGTGAAAACATAAAATTAGATTTTAAGAAAAAATTGAGAGGATTAGTTGGTCTTTTCGGGAAAAACGCTTCTGGAAAATCTAGTTTATTTAACGCTTTAACTTTTGCAATATTTGGAAAGAGTATTAAGAAAGTAAATATTCAAGATATTCTTAGACACGGAAGTTCGCACGGAAGTACAAAAATAGTGTTGAAAAAGGGAGATTTTATCTACAAAATAGAAAGATCAATATCTGGTTCGAAAAAACAAAATCATGTAAGAAATAACGTTTCGTTTAATCGATATAATTCAGAAACAAAAGAATGAATTTCATTAAATCAGGAAACAATTCCAGAAACAAATAAAGAAATTACAAAGTATTTTGGTACATTTGAAGATTTTTTGATGACTTCCATGAGTACTCAAGAAGATTATAATCTTTTTATTAATAGTGGAAATTCTAATCGTAAAGATGTAGTTATGAAAAATTTAGGTCTTGGTATTTTTAAAGAACTTTACGATTTATCTAATCAAAAAATCAAACAAATTGGAGATGTTATTGACCATGTTGATGATACAGATATTCTTATAACAAAACTTCAATCTTTAAGAAACAACATATTTGAAATAGAACAGCTTCAAGATCAATATGACACGATAATTAAAAATGAATCTAAACTATCTAAGGATCTAGAAAATCAAATAAAAGATCTGTCAAAGAACGTATTTTTTGTTCCACAGTGTGATATAAATGAAGAAGAAGTAAAGAAACAACTAGAAAAAGTTACTAAAAAGTTCGAAGATGTAAATAGAGATATTGCTCATACTGTGTCAGAAGTTAGAAAACTTAAACAACAAATAGAATTAGAAGAATCAAAAATAGATGAATTAAAAAAAGAAATAGAAAAATCTATAAAGAAAAAGAATTCAGAAGTTGCAGTATTGAATAGTAATGTTTCTCGTTTAGAAGAAAAAAATTTAGAACATTCTTCTATCAATTGTGATAGATTCGATTGTAGTCTTCTTCGTTCTTATAAAGAAGATATAGATAATCTAACTCGTTATAAAGAAGAATTAAAAATAAGAAAAGAAGAACTCAAAGAATTAGAAAAAAGAGAGAATTTTATAAAAGATCAATTTCATATTCATCTTTCTCTTAAGGAATATAAAACAAAAGCTTCTGGATTATTGAAGGACGCAAAATTATTAGAACAAAAGATAGAGACTTATTCTAATCAATTGAGAGATTATGAAAACAATAAAACAACTATTAGAAACAACGCAATAATTTTAGCACAAATTGATAATTTGAATGAACAAAAAAATAATAGTGATATGAAAGTTACAAAAGCAACGTCACAAAAAGAAGTAGATAAAAGACTGATATCTGAATATGAAGACAGAATAGAAGAAATTAATAATACTCTCGAAAAGATAAGAAATATGAAGAAAAAATTAGAAATTCTTATTAATTACAAAGATATTATGAATCCAAATGCTCTTCCAAACATTTTATTAAATTCATATGTTGATCTCTTTGAATTAGAAGTCAATAGAATTCTAAGTTCTTCTACCGATTTGTCCGTAAAAGTCAACCTTCTTAACAAAAAAGACGCAAAGAATACAGAACTAGAAATTAATTACATGAATTCTTCTAGAAATCCAGATTTAATGCCAATAGAATTAGCTAGTGGTGCAGAAAAAATGTTGCTATCTCTTTCCATTAGAGTTGCTTTGATAAATATTACTTCTATTCAGAAATCTAACATATTAATTGTTGACGAAGGATTTGGAACGCTTCACAGCGAATGAATTCCAGTTCTCAAGAATCTTTTTGAATCTTTTAAAGAAATGTTTCATTCAATTATTATAGTTAGTCACCTTGATTCTATTCAGGATTTACCAAATATTATTATAAATGTTGCAAAAGAGAATAATGTGAGCTTTTTATACTAAATGATTGTTTTTCAAAACTGGTGTATATATTGAAAAGTAATATCTTATCTAATGTGGGAGGTTTCATGTCTAAAAATAGTGCTTGTAACATTTATTTAACAATCAAAAAAAGTAACGTTAGAACCGAAGAAGAAGAGAGTGATCGAATGATTAATCTTTTTTTCAAAAAATGAAAAGAATCTAATCTAACAAAAAATATTAGAAAAAATGAAAGTTATGAAAAACCTTCTGTCACAAAACACGACGATAAGAGAAGAAGAATTCATCTTAGAGAAATTAATGAAAAGATAATTCTCGGTAAACTAAAACCTAGAAATAAAAGATTGCATCAGCAAATTCTTAATGATTTCAAAAATGGAAAAATTTCTGTTAGAAAAAACAAGAAAGGAAAATAAGACATGGGACTTTTCAAGCTGGATGAAAATGTCAATTCTCGCTATAGTCAACTTTTGGGAGAAAGCATTTTAAAAGATGATGTACATCTTAAATCATTTTTTGTAGAGGGTAGTATTTATGATCCTTGATTAGAAGATGTAGAATGAGTTTTTTTGAATGATCTCAAAGAAGACTACGAGGGAGTCAAAATTAATTCTACTAAAAATAGAATATCTTTCTTATTTATTGATGAATATGCTCGTAATAAAGCTCTTAATATATTAGAAACAAGATTTAAAGAATTTAATATCAAAACAACTCTTGTAAACTAAGAAAATAAAAATATGCTTCCTACATCAGAAACTATTTATATCCAAAGAGGTACGTACGGTACTTCGTTGGAATTTCGTTTATACTCTGGAGAAACTTCTAAAGATCTTCCAGCTAGTTCTTATAGTAAGATTATCTTAAGAGCATATTCATATCCCGATATGAATTTATTTTTTAGTGGAGATGTAGATCAAACTCTTAGTTCAGTAACAACAAATGAAGTAACTTACACTTTTAAAGAGAGTGATACTCTCAAAGAAGGAGCGTTTAGTTTGAAACTAGAATTACTTAATCTTTCCGGAATTTCTATAGTTTCGAAAGAAGTTGTGGATTGTGGAAAACTTAAAATAGAAAAATAAAAATGCAAATAATTAAAGCAATAATCAGATACATAAATAATAAAGCAACTGTTCGATATACTCGAACAGTCGTTAAAGTTAGATTGGTTTCACTATAGGAGAAACTATGAAGTTAATAATTGCCGGCGATAGAAACGTTACAGACATCAGAATAGTAAAAGAAGCTCTTCTTCAGTTTCATAATGAACATCCAGACTTCAAAGTTACAGAAATCGTAAGCGGATGTGCAAGAGGAGTCGATACTCTCGGCGAAAGAATAGCAGAAGAATACAACATTCCAGTTAAAAAATTTCCAGCTGATTGAGAAAAATTTGGAAAAGCAGCTGGTCCAATTAGAAATATACAAATGGCAGAATATGCTGATGGTCTTGTAGCAGTTCTTGTAGAGACTTCTAAAGGAACTAGAAGTATGATCAAAGAAGCAACAAAAAGAAATTTGATAATTAGCATTAAAGAAATATAAGTGGGAGGCTACGTGGATAAAACAAAACTATCTCAGTATGAACTTGAAAACTATGATAAGATCTGTGAAATAGAATCTGATATGTCTTCTGAAGAAGACTTAAATTTTATTCATGATTTTTTCATTAAGATGTGAGAAAAGTATGATTATAAAACAGAAAAAAGACCCGTAATTATTTTCTCAACTCCGTCATTTACGGGAACAGATTGGTTTAGATTAAGAGTTCCCCTCTATAATCTTTGAAAGAAACACGCTGACAAGTACTATATCATACTTACAACAGCTTTCAATTTAAATATGATGAAACATGCAGATCTTATTATTTCTCACAGAGCTGGTGATATGCATCTTTATTCTCACAAAATAGAATCTATGTGACCATCTTTTATTAAGAAACCAATTATAATTCACGAAGTAGACGACAATGAATTCAACCTTCCAGATAGTCATCCACTTAAATCAATGTGATTACAAGCTGGAAAGGATCAAATGTCTAAAAAACAAATTGCAAATGCTCATTATGTAACTACAACCGGAAGAGTTCTTAAAAGAGAGTTTTCTAGACTTAATCAGTTTAATAAAATTGAAATAATTCCAAATGCATTTCAGTGATCTCATAAGCAATGAGACATTCTTGATTGAGAAGAAAAAGAGCTAAGAAAACCAGAAAGAGCAAGAAATAGAATAGTTGTTGGTTGAGCCGGATTAACAAGCCATTTTCCAGACTTAGTTAAAATGCTTAAATGTTTGAAGGGTATTCAATCAAAAACTAAAGAAAAAAATCCTTATTTTATTTTATCCGGCATGCCGACAGAAGATAGAATGACAATGACAGGTCCAGATGGAAAACCTATGCAAATAGAAACTCCAAAAGAACATAGATATTCTTATCGTATTTTAAATGGTTTTCAAATGTCAGAAAAAGAAAGATTCGAAGGTTATATACCAGCATTAGGATCTGAAAATATTGAAGGACAGGATGTTAAATCGCTTTGAAATTATGGAGAATTTTATGATCAATATGATATTAATCTCGCTTATCTTGCTGAATTTAGCGTGTTCAACAAATCAAAATCAGCGATTAAAGTTATCGAAGGTTTTCGAAAAGGAGCAATATCTGTTTGAACAGAATGAGGAGGTTATCAAGAATTTCTAGAAAATCTTCCATCGGATCTTAATGTTATCGCTTCTAAATATATGTCTGCAAAAAGTGATGAACAATTTATTGATAATGTTGTTTATTGAATAAATGCTGATGAATCTTATAGAAGAGAAATTGTTGAAAAATTTAGAAAATACGTTACAGAAACTTTTGACATTGAACAAATCAATAAAAAGAGAATAGATATCTATGACAAGATCTTATTCAAAAATAAAAATGGAGATGGCTCAAAAGATGAAAATAACTAAGGGTATGATTAAAGAGATCATAAAAGAAGAAATAGATAATTATGATCCTAACTCTTATTCTAAAAGACTAGCTCAAAAGTTGATAGCTCAAAAATTAGTTTCACCTCAATCTAGTGAACAAGATATCTTAGATAAAGCTCGAGCTTTAGCTTCAAAAGAATTGGGCGTGAAAACAGCAAACTTTTTATTTTCGTTTGATGAGGATTTTCCTAGTGAAGTTATATCGTACGTTAAAAGTGCCAGATAATAAAGTAAGGAAATCTAAAAAGAAATGAGTAAAATAAAAATACCAAAAAAACTATTTAATGAAATTCTAGCTGAAATCATTATAGAAGAAGGACACTATGCTGATCCTATTCCTAAGAAGAAACTAAAAGAAGCGATGGGAGCCGGGGATACACCTATTCCAACCGATAGGGGCACTCAACCACTACCAAATCCAAATAATGATGAAGAAAACGTTCCAATTTCAGATCAAGAAGAGTTAGCTTTAAAATCAAGAGCAATTAAAGAAGGTATCATGGATTGATTTAAAGCTTTCAAAATAAATGAAGATACAATCATGTTAAAGCATGGAAACAAAGCTATTATTTCTGATGGAACTGGAGATAGTTATTATGTTGTCTTTAAAGTTGCGAGTTGAAATCCGCCTTCTGTTAAAATTAAAGAAATGAAAATAGTAGACATATCTGATTTTGGCGATTTACCTCAGGAACTTTAATGAGATGAAGATATCAAAGAAAGAACTTAAAGAGATAGTAGATGATATTTATAATTCTTTTAATTCTACTATAGTTTTAGATTTAGAAGATGCTGCTCATGAAATAAAAGATGTTATTGAAGAATTTCGTCATAATAAAAGAATTCAAAAATTATTATGACATTCTTATAATTATTTAGAAGAAGCTATCAATTCAATCAAAAGATTAGAAACATAAAATTAGCAAATAATCATCTTTTTTTTGAAAATAAGTAAGAAATGCAATATATATTTTTGTAGTTCAATAAACATACAAATTTGGAGGTCTCAATGGACGATCGCATTAATGAATTGGCGAACATGATTTTAGATTATGCAGAAGAGTTTCGCATTAATCATGAAAAATCAGTGTTAAAGGGAAATATGTCTGCTGCTCGTAGAGCTCGTAAGGCTCTTGGAGAGATTAGAAAGCTCGTCACAGAATATCGTAAGGAGTCAATTGCTCTTTCTGGTGAGTAGTAGAATCTAATCCTTAAACAACCAATTAAAAAGAAAAACCCTTAGTAAAAACTAAGGGTTTTCAGTATATACTTTTGTAGATAGCATAGATATATTATTTGGAGTTGAGTTGTAAATGAAAAAACAAAAAATTAGAAAAATTATATCTGAAGAATTATGAAATTGAGAATCAGATATAATAAAGAATTTGTCTCCAAATGATAGAATATTTATGACTAATTCTGAAAACATCGATTTAAAAAAAATTTACTTAAATGTAGATTCGATGAAAATGAAACCAACTGGTTTATGATATGGTTTTGGAAAAAGTTGAATTGATTGAGTTAGAGAAAATATGCCTCATTGAAAAAAAGAACATATTTTCAAAATACAAATTGATGAATCTAAAGTGTTAAAATTAAGAAGTGAAAGAGAAGTGTTATTATTTACTCGAGGGTATAAACAAGATAATTACCACGAATGAATCGACTGAAAAACAGTAACAAAAGCATACAACGGAATAGAAATTCCAGAATATTTTTGAAATCTTAGACTTAAACTATTGTGATATTATGGTTGAGATGTGGCCTCTGGTTGTATTTGAAATCTAAAAACTATAAAAAAAATTGAAAGATTAACATAGATGAAATTGAACAAAGGACATTTTTTTCTAATTAAAGAAAATGAAAGATCTCAACTTATTAAAGAGTTAAGTGCAGAAGAACTAGTTCAAAATCAAGGTAGTGATGCAGAAAATATTGATAATAAGGGACAAATAGTTCAACATTCTGTTGGAATCATTTCATGAAATAACAGAAATAACCTTATAGTATTAAGAACGAAATCTGTTTCTAGAAATCCATTAAATCACAGAGTTCGTATTTTGTTTGATTCTATGTCAGACTTAAAAAAATCTATTTCTAAAGGTGAAATAAATACTTCAGACCCAACAATTCTAAGAGAAGTTATTCAAAAAGTAATAAGAGGTGACATTAAGATTCATTGTGAATGTGAAAGTTATAAATATTATCGCTCTTATCAACTTACACAACTAGACAGTGCAATAGTTCCAGAACCAAGACCGCCGAAAAGAAACGATCCAAAATTAACTAGATCTCATCTATGTCACCATCTTCTTGCGGCACTAAGATATCTTATGAGATTCGAACAACATATTATAGAATATCTTATGAAAAACGACGAAATGCTACAACCAGAACAAATAAAAAAAGCTCCAACTGGAGAAATAGAAGTTGGAGTAGAATCTGCTATCGCTAAACAGCTTGGAGATTTGATCGACACTTGAGCAAATAGTATAGGTCAAGCTTTAGATGATATGTCAATTTCAAGAAAATTATCAGATGGAATTAAAAATATTCTTAAGAAAAGAAGACTTAGAGTTGAAAAATTTATCAAAGAAGATGTTGATCCGTATAAACTAAGAGCAACTATAGATCAATTTATTCAATATGTTGTGGATAATTTTGTTCCAAGGGGAGATAGAGAATCAGTTTCGAAAGAAATGTTAGATTTTATTGAATCAACTATAGGACCACAAGAAGAAGAGGAAGAAGAATTACAACCTCAAGAAGAAAATCAACCTGAAGAAGAACAAGAAGAGGATCTTCTAAAACCTGAGAATTTCTTAAGAAATAGAATTGATATTCTAAATGAAGGAGTTAATACAACAAAAGAATATTTACTTAAAACCGTTGGTGAAGATAGATATGAAGAAATTTTCAGAAAAGTTTTATCAATAGATCCAACAAAACAAAAAAAATATTCAGATTGAATTGCTAGACAATATGTAAATACAATGGGCGAAATAGGCAATCTTGCAACAATAATAAAACAATACGACGAACTCAATAGAAGAAACTTAGTTCCAGTTGAATATAGAGATATTAACAAATTAGAAGATATTGAATTTTTAGAAGATGTTGTTTATCAAATTACGAGCAAAGATAAAAAAGTTAGAAATACTTCTGCAGAAGAAGAACAAATAATGAATAAAGAATCTAAAGTTATCGTAAATCAACCAGATTTTAAAGTTATCATGCCTCTTACTCATAAAGCGTGATGTTATTGAGTTCCTAAATTATGATGTACTTCTCATAATACTCCAAAGGGTGTAGAAGCTTTTGAAATGGGAGAAAATATGGGAGTTAAAAATTGAATCATTATGGATGATTCAAATAAAAAAGATAGATATACTAGAGTTGCAATCTCCATGTATGGAAGAAAAATGCCACCCCCTCCATCCGAAGAAGAATTTAGACAACACTTAAGAACTCAACAAGATAGATTGAGACAACAAGGACATACAGAAGAAGAAGTTCTTGCTCATTATCAAACATATGTTTTTCCAAGAAATCTTCCATATGTTCAATTTGAAGTTACTTTCAAAGATAATACTGGATCGATGTTGTTTGATACTTTAGATAATGTTCTTAAGGAATTACAGTCACATACGAATAAAAAATTAGAAAAAAGTTGATTTCAATCTTCTTTAAGAGAGAATAGAATTTTTAGATTAGATGAATCTAAGAAAAATGCTTATGAAAAGTATGTAAAAACTAAACAAATTGATAATGCTACTTGAAATTATCTTTTACAATTTGATCCTTCTAATAATTTTCAATATATTGAAAAAATATGTGAATTTTATCTTGAGAAATTTGGAAAAAGATCGGCTATTATGGGAAATTATCGAAATATGCCAATAATTGCAGCAGAAGACAATCGTTTTTTTTGAGAAACTTTCAGATGCTATTCGAATCTTTAACGAATATCTTCAAAGAAAAGTTCCTTTAACTCCTGAAGAAAAAAATATTTATAATTAAATCTTTTAAACAATTTATGAGTGTAGTTAATAAATATCGTGATTATGAATCAAACACTCAAAAAGCTAAAGCTGCAAAAGCAGAAGGTGCACCCTGAAAAATAGTTCATATAACTTCTTTAAAACAAGCTATGGAACTTGGATCAGGAAGTAAATGATGTATTTCTGCAAGAGAGAATAATCAATATTTTCATTATCGCTATGAAGAAGAAGAATGTTTTTATTTCCTGATAAAAGGAATGAAAAAATTTATTTTAGCCTTTTTGCCAGAGATGACTACTAAAGATGGAAAATATTTATACAAAATAACGGATCAAAATGATAAAGAAATAGAAAGAGGAAAAGATTATAATAAATCTCCAATTCTCACTCAATGAGGATTAAATGAGAAAGAATTTCCATACATTGGAAAACTTAATGAAGTAGAATTATATGAATACGAAAAATGAATGTTGATAAAAATGGATGAAATTATAAAAGATAATCAGCGAGATAAATCAAATTTTTCAGCACAAATTGAAGAAATTTATAGTAATTGTTTAGATAGTTTTTACGAGAATTATGAAGATGAATTTAACAAAGATTATCAAGATGAAGAAGATGATAAACTTAACGATAGCGAACGCGAACAAATGATTCATAATTTTACTGTAGATTTTATTGATTTTTTTAAACGTACACTAGTAGAAGAGTTAGCACAAGATTTAACGGAATTATGTATGCAATTTGATTCATTCTTTAAAAAACTCAATATAATTATTAGTAGAGTTCGCAAAGAATTTGTATTTCGTTTAGAAAGAAATTTATAACAAAGGAAAAAATAAAAAATGATTTCTCAAAAAAAACAACAACATATTCTTGAGTCAGTTAGACCACAGATCAATACAATAGTCAAAAGAATAATTGGAGAAGCTTTTGACTTCATGGACGATATGCCAGAAAGAGACAAAGTTAACGGTCCAGATCCTTCAGCCATGAATCCAGGAGAAGAAGTTCTCGTTCAAGCTATAAAAGAATATTGTAATCAAACTGGAAAATCTATGTATTTCAAAGATTTTCAAGATATTTTAATTGGTATCGTAAGAGCTTATGATACTACAGATAAAATTGCTCAACTTAAAAAGATGGTAGGCGCGGTCGCTAACGATGAAGCTGAAGAAAGATTCAAAGAACCAGAACAACCAGATTTAGAAGATAATGATCTGAATGATTTTGGTTCTGAAGATGACGATTTAGCGTTTGGATCAGATGATGAGAGCGAATTTCAAAGCGAAGAGGGTGGAGAAGATGAATTTGTAGCCGATCAACCCAATCCAGAAGGAGAAGAAGAATTTGATACGGAGGGTGCAGAACAAAAGATGCAGAAAAAGAAAGAAAATTTATCTCTTTAAGAAATAATTTAAGGTATTAAACAATGAATATTCAAAAATTAGTAGAATCTCTATCTAAGAATGAAGCTATCATAAAAGAGTTTCAAGATAAGGGATTTATATCTGAAGAGTTGAGTCGTTCAGATATCGAAATTATAAAGAGACTTATCATTTCTGGTGTTGAGGGCATTTTAACGAATTTGTTCCTCAGACGCAATATTGCAACACAAGGAATCATATGAAGATAGTATGATAAAAGAAGAAATTTAAATGAGTACTAAAAACAAAAACATAGTCTTAACTCCAGAACAATTATTTGTTATCAAAGAAAGGGAGAAATGTAAGAAAAATGTAATATATTTTCTTGAGAAATATACTAAAGTTTTAACTGAATCTGACGAACCTCAACCGTTTAAACTATATGATTTTCAAAAAGAAAAATGTATTATGCCTTTTCTTAAATATGATACAGTCGCTATAGCAAAAGGAAGACAAACCGGAGTTTCTACTATTGTTGCTGGTTATGCTTTATGAAAAATGTGTTTTGTTGAAAATTTCTTAGTTGTTTGTTTAGCTATAGATAAAGATACTGCACAAAATATTATTGAAAAGGTTCAGTTAATGATTGACAACGTTCCATCTTGACTAATGCCAAAACAAACAATGAAAAATAAACAATCAGTTGGATTCAAAAATAAATCTAAGATTATTGCTTTAGCAAGAGGTGGAAAGAAAGGACGTTCTTATTCTCCTAAACTTCTTATCTTTGACGAAGCAGCATTCATAGATGATGCTGAAACACTATTCGTAGCATCTTCTCCAGGACTAGCAAAAACAAGAGGACAATTTATTGCAATTTCTACTCCAAATGGTGTAGGTAATTGATTCTATAGAATTATTCATGAAGCACCAGAAAATGGTTTTCATACAGAAAATATTTATTGATATGAGATGCCAGATAGAGATGAAGCTTGAAGAGTAAAAGAACTCGCAAGACTTGGACCAAAAATGTTTGGTCAAGAATATAATATCGACTGATTACAATCAGGTAATACAGTAATAGATATAGATGATATTTTATGACAAGAAAAAAATAATATAAAAGATGCTGAACAGATGTTAAATGTTAGCGATCCGGATCACGCTATTAAAATGCTTAATAGAGATAAAGAACTTTGAATTTGAGAAAATCCTATTCCCGGAAGATCTTATGTAGTTTCTTGTGACGTTTCTAGAGGAGATGGATCTGATTATTCGGCTATGTCTATATGAAAATTACCAACAGAAGAAGATGTTTCTGTAAATAGAGGACCGGAAGAAGTTGCTGAATTCAGAGGTAAAATTAAAACAGATGATTATGGTAAGTTAGTAAATATTATGGGATTAACTTATAATAATGCTCTAGTTATCGTAGAAAATACTGGTGGATTAGGTATTGCTACTCTCAACGTTTTAGTTGAAAAAGATTATCCTAACTTATATTTTACTGATAAAGCTTCTAAACAAATAACTTTCGATGAAAGCGTTAACTTAGAATCTTCTACTATTGTTCCAGGATTTTCAACAAACTTAAAAACTAGACCGCTTTTAGCTGACGCGACAGAAGCTGCTTGAAGAAGTAAACAGTATATAATTAGAAGTAAAAGGATGTTAAGTGAAGCTAAAACTTGAATTTGAAGAGATGGTAGACCGGATCATGAAGAAGGTTGTCATGATGACTTAATTATGTCAAGCGGTTTTTTCTTTTATTTATATCAAACATCTCTTCGACGTCAGGGAGTAGCAAATGATAAGTTTATAGGAGCATTAAACTTAGTTTTCGAAAGCAAAGAAAGAAAAAATGAAAATCTTCTAGAGTTAAAGAGAGTTGGACAAAAACAAAATAATGGTTGACAACTAAATTACGGCGGTGATGATAAACAAGATACATGAAATTTAGCGGAGATGATAGATAGATAATGAAAAAATTAAGAAAAATTATAGAAGAAGAATACAATTTACTTTTTGAAAGTAAAAGAAGTGCTTATGAAAAGTATGTGAAAACTAATTTAATTCCAATAAATATGATGAATATACTTCTTAATTTAGATCCTTCTAATAATTTTCAGTACATTGAAAAAATATGTCAATTTTTTCTTGAGTTATTACACGATAAATATGATAAAAAAGATTTTAATGATGCAATGCGTTATGAATGAACAGCTGGAACTGAAGAAAAAATTGGAGATGCTTTCAGAATTTTTAATGAATATCTTCAAAGAAAAGTTCCTTTAACTCCAGAAGAAAAAAACATTTATAATTATAAAAATTGAGACCAATTTATAGATGTAATTAACAAATATAGAGATTATGAATCAAACACTCAAAAAGCTAAAGCTGCAAAAGCGGAAGGAGCTCCATGAGAAATAGTTCACGTAAATTATCGTGCATTAGCTAAAGAATTAGGGGCTGGAACTAAATGATGTATTTCTGCTAAAAATAATAATCTATATTTTCACTATAGACTTGACAGAGGCGAATGTTTTTATTTCTTAATAAAAGGAATGAAAAAATATATTTTAGCTATTTTGTCAAATGAAGGGCAATATAAAATCACAAATCAGCAAGATACTGAAATTGAAAGCGGTGATGATTATCATGAGTCTCCTCTTTTAATTGAATGAGGGTTGAACAATAAAAAATTTCCATACATCGAAGACCTTAGTATCAATGAAAAACATGAATTAGCTCAATCTGAACGTAATATCAATAACATTGATATAAAATCTGACTTATTTGGAGAAAAAAGTGATTTAGTATCAATTGAAAAAGAATTGCGAAAGAAAAAAGTATACGGCGATATTAATGAAAAAGACATTGAATATGCTAGTTATGAATTATATCATAATTTAATAAGCTGATATGGTAATATCATTGGTTTAGATATTTTAGATGAAACTAATGAATATAGTGAAAGATTAGCAAAATTAATTTCGCGTACAGTTCGTACATATCAAAATTTATGATCAAGCATATATTTATCTAATGATAGATAAGATTTTGCTATATAACCAACAAAATTAGGAATAATTAAATGGCAAGAACATTTAGACCAAAAAGAATAGAAGATGAAAATGAAGTTGTAAAAGATGTGCATGCAGAAGCACCAACTTCTAATCGTTTTCGAAATTATGCTAGACAAGCAGAAACTTTTAATGACATGGGTCTTACTAATCAAAGATTATCTAGATCTAGAATTCAAAGACAATCTCTTCAAAGTGGTCAGCGTGTAGACGGTGAAGAAAGAAATATTACAATAAAAAGAGAAGAATCAATGTTTCAACATCTATTTAAGATGTTGATTGGTCAAAGTTTATTACCCGATTTTGATGAATATGCTGGGAAGAAGTTGAGTTATGGTCAAAAGAAAAAGATAGCTAAGTGAGAAGAGTATTTCAAAAAAATACAAAACATGACTTACTATGGAGTTATGAATAATGAGGGTGATAGAAGATTACGTTACATGGAATATGACAGAATGGAATGAATGACTCCAGAAGTAGGAAGAGCTTTAGACGTATTAGCAGCAGATTCTACAATAAAAAATGAAGAAAACAATGTCATAACAATAGTTTCAGAAAACGAAAAACTTAAAGAAGAATTAGAAATTCTTTTCTATGATATTTTAGATCTAAACTCTCAAGCGTTCTGAATGGTTAGAGACATGATAAAATATGGTGATTCTTTTTGAACGAATCACATAGATACAAAGAATGGATTTAGAAAAATACTTCCAGCTCCAGTTGAACAATGTGAAAGAGAAGTTGGATATGATGAAACTAACCCACTAGCTTATCGATTTAGAATAGCTGGATTGGGTACTGATTATCTTATGCCATACGAAGTTTCTCATTTTAGATTAAGAAGTTCTGTTGATTTTGGTGAATATGGTAAATCTGTTTTAGAAAATGGAAGAAGAATCTGAAGACAACTTATTACTATAGAAGATTCTATGCTTATCTATCGTTTAGTAAGAGCTCCAGAAAGACGTATTTTCTATTTTGATGTTGGTAATTTGGGCCCAAATGAAGTTGAAAATGCAGTAAACAGATTTGCTGCTACAATGAAAAAAGATAGAATATTTAGTGATAATGGTGAAATCGACTATAGAATGGGACTTAATTCGATTGATGAAGATATCATAATCCCAACAAGAGGAGAAAAATCTTCTACAAAAATCGAAACTCTTCCATCTACACAATGATCAGCAATTGATGACGTTAAATACATTTTACAAAAATTCATTACGGCTTTGGGTGTTCCAAACGCTTATCTTGGATATGAAGAAGCTTTAAATTCAAAAGCAACTCTCGGAAATGAAGATATCAGATATGCTAAATATGTAGAAAGAATTCAAGCTTCATTTTTAGAAACTTTGTATGACATAGCTTTAATTCACCTCTATATTAAAGGTTTCAAAACAGTAGATCTTAAAAGTTTTGAACTTCACCTATCAAATCCTTCTCATATTAACGAACTTCAAGAACTTGAGATTATTCAAGCTCGTTTAGATTTATACATTAATGCTAAAGAATCTGGTGCTTTCTCTACTTATTATCTCTATAAAAACATATTAAAGTTGTCAGATGATGAAATAGAAGAAGAAGAAAATCTTAAACTCAGAGATGGTATTTACCAATTCTGTATTGCGAATTCTCAACAGGGTGTATTCCTTACCGTTAAAGACGTTTTGGATTACAATAAAAAAGAAGCTAAAGCTGTTCAAGCCGCTGGAGATGAGCTCGGCGGAGGAATGGGTGGAGGAGGATTTGGTGGAGATATGGGAGGAGGCGGACTTCCGGGAGAATCTCCAGAAGAATTTGGCGATGAGATGGGTGCTGAAGGCGGCGAAGATATTGGAGGAATGAATCCAGAACAAGTTAGCGATCAAACTGGATTAGATGTACCAGAAGAAATTTCTTCACCCGATTTAGAGAAGGAAGAATAAGAAATGAATGATTGACTTAAACAAAGAATAAATCGTTTAAATGAAAGTAAAATGTCTAATTTTAATAGATGAAAACGTGATATGCAAAGAAAACTTGAAACATTAAAAGACAGAGGTGTTGATGTTTCTGAGCAAGAAGCAGCTGTTAATAGTGTAAATATAAATTCTAGAAAAGATGCTGTTGATGTAATAACTAGTGCAATTAATAATTTTTTTGATAGACATAGTGAATCACAACAACAAGATCAAGGACAAGATGAAGAACAGAATCAAGGACAAGATCAGAATGACACATCATTAGAAATAGATAAAAAAGAAGTAATTGAAAAAATAAAAGTTTGTATTCATGATTTATCTTTATATTTGTCTATGGGAGATGAAGGAAATGCTCAAAAAATAGAAAAATGTTTTGTTGAATATTTAAGTCCAATTATTAATGAAAATAATTTGAGAATAAACGAATCTCTTTTTTCAAATATTCTTGGAGGAGATATATCATCTCTTTTTAGTGCGTTAACTTCAGTTTTTTCTGGAGGATCTTTGATAGCTAAATCAATTTTTTCGACTGGTGGTGATATTTTTAAGACGGCCAACGATACGTGAGGCAAGAAACCAACTAATAAATTAGAACAACAAGAACAAAATTTACGAAAAAATATTAATGGCGTTAAAAGACAAATTATGTTATTAGAATCACTAATTTTTTCGCTACATGAAGATAAGGATCAGATAGAAAAGACTTGAAAAGCATTTAAAAGAGGACCGTATCAACGCTTTTTAACAGAAATGGAACAAGCTGTTGAACAATATCAAGAGATCATTGATTTAATTAAGAGCGGAAAAGAAAAAGAAGCGAGAAAAATAATAAAAGATTTGCTAAACAAAACATCTAGTCAACAATCTCAACAACCAAAAACAACAACACAAAATAATAATCAATCAAATGAAGATACAATATAAGAAAATAATACAATTATCCATTTAGTTGATTTGTTTTTCAATATATATTTTTAACTAATGAAAAATTGGAGTGTAAAATAAATGAATCATAACAAAAATACAAACGTTTCACTTGTTTATCAAGCTTTACTACAAATAGTGGCAGAAGCTGTAATAACAGAAAGTACGAAATCTTTAAGAGATGCTAGTGTTGCTAAGAAAATTATCAAAAATTATTTCATTCCAGGCACTTCTCTTAAAAATTATATCGATATAAGTGAAGCGATTATAAATTCTAAGATGATAGATGAAAAAAAAGAAACAGCTTTCAGATATCTCGAAGAAGTTGAATCTTTTATTCAAATTAAAAGATGAAAAAATTATACAAAAGAGAAAATCGATTTTTTAAAAGAGACTAAAAAATTCTTCAACTTAGAAGAATTAACAAATCGTTCTTTTCCCAACTACAAATTGATAGCTTCTACTCATCTATTTATCGAAAGTTGTATTGGAGAAAAATCAATTCATAAATTAGATGATAAAGTCAAAATTTGTTTTACTCTAATAGAAAGACTCTTAAATAGAGATGATTTTGCTCTTAGAAGATCACAATTATCTGACTTTTTAAAAGAGAATAAAATAGACAAATATACTATTCTTCTTGCAACAAACGAATTTAAGAAAAAACTAAGTAATCTTAAAGAATCACATAGAGAAATAGTTTCTATGTTTTTAGTAGAAAACGATCCAATCGTTCTTTCAAGATTTTTATCTACAAAAATAAAGAATTATTTGATTGAACTTAGAAAGTATTTCAATGAAATTGAAGATAAAGACTTAAAAGAAAAAATTTCTTTAGTTATTTCTAACTTAAGTGATTATAGAAATGAAGTTCCAAAAGAAAAACTAGAAGAAATAGCAGAAAAACTTATAGATGTAATTGATCTCTTTGACATACTAAAAGAAAACATAAATTAAATAAAATTAAAAGAGAATAACCATGAATTTGAAAGAAGAAAAAATGTCAGATTCACATATACCAACTATTCTAACGAAAGATGATTTAATTATTAATATGTTGTTAGCTGAAATAAAATCAATGAAAAATGATATAGATGAAATCAAAAATGGAATTCATTCTCACTGCGAAGCTTTTCAAGCTTTTAGATTAGATATGTCAAAGTTTTCGAATATAGATATAAAAGCGTTAAATAATCTTTTAGCGATCGATTCAAAATCTATAGTAGAAACCATTCATTCTGTAAATACTTTGAATAACATTAATAAAATAGTTTTACCAATTTTATTAACAATTGTTTTTGGATTAACTTTTTTGGGATTGAAACAGTACGTACACTCAGGTTCAGCAACAGTACAATCCATAAAACCAATTTCTCAATTGGTAATTGAAAAACAAGAGAAAAATAACGAATGAGAGAATTTAATAAGGAATTAGTTTTTATGGAGCAAAAAATAAACGAAATAGAAAAATTATTAAAACAAAGAGTTGACGCGTTATCTTTAGTAAAATTGTTTTTAAGTCATGTTTCTTCTTCTATAGTAATGTTAGATAAAAATCTAAATTTGTTATTGTGATCTAGAAAATTTGCACAAGAATTCTTCAAACAAAATTTAACAGATTTTCAAGGTAAACCATTAAAAGAAGTTGCTCCATCTGTTTATAACGCTCTTCAAAACAAAAACGTGTTAAAATTGTCTTTAGATGGAGAAGATTTTGAAGGATTTATAGGAATAAATGGAGATAGAAGATTTTTTTCTTATTCTGTTTCTCCTTGAATTAAAGAAGGTTCTGTTTGTGGCATAATTGCATCATTTAATAACATAACATCAGAAAAAATATTAAAAGATAAATTAGGAATATATGAGTCTAGATTAAACTTAATTTCATCTTTAGCAGAAGAGGGTATTTGAATAATAGATGAAAACGAAGACACTGTTGCTGTTAATGAAAAACTTTGTGAAATTTTAGAAATAAATCAAGAAGATATTATTGGAAAAAAGATATACGAATTTGCGGCAGATGAAAATTGAATTTCTAATGCAAGAGAAAAAGTTAAAAATAGAAAAAGTGGAGTTTCTGAAGTTCATGATTTTATGTTTAAAACAAAAACTGGATTTGTATTATGTGAAATAAGAACTTCTCCACTATTTTCAGATAATAATGCTTATATTGGAGCTATAGCTTTAATATCTAAAATTAAAATAAAAACGACAGAGGAAAACTAAAAATGAAAACTAATACTAAGAAAGTTTCTAGAGATCAACTAAAAGAGATTATTAGAAAAGTTTATTTGAAGAACATCATCAATGAAGATCATTTAGAAGAATATAAAACAATAATATCTTCTAAATTAAGTAATTTTTTCGCAAATGAAAAAAATCTTAATCTAGCCGAAGAATACATAGATGGACAACCCATTATTTCTGTTTTTCCAGATATCGATAAAATACAATTATTATTTAGAGAAATTGCTAGTCAAGTAGATGGTTCTATAGAGATAGTTATAACTTTAAAAAATAGAAGAATATAAAAATGTCAAACAGAATACTTCTAATAGAGCATCCTCTTGGAAACGCCACTTCTATAAAGACAAATAAAGTATCAATATCTCAATTTGTCAATGAATCCGCAATACATCTACCAGAAGGTGTTGGTGATGATTCAATTCTTATTAGAGGACCGGTTCAAAGAGCTAATGTAGAAAATAAAAATAGAAGAATTTATCCTCGTGCTATTCTCAATAGAGAAATGAATAAACTTCAAGAAGTAATCAATACAAATGGCGGTTTCTTGGGAGAATTAGATCATCCAGATATTGCTACTGTTGGTTTGCAAAAAGTTCCAATGTGTGTTAGAAAACTTTGATGAGATGATAAAAATACAAATGAAATGTACTGTATTGCAGAGATTTTAGATCCTACCATTAATCCTTCGGCTGGTATTGCTTATTCTATAATAAAATCTGGAATTCCCTTGGGTATATCTTCTAGAGGTTTAGGTTCTGTGCAATCTAAAGATGGTGTATCTATAGTTCAAGAAGATTTCGAAATGCTAACTTTTGATTTAGTTTCAGATCCTTCTACTCACGGCGCTCTTCTTAGACACTTCAAAGCAAATTCAATAAAAGAATCTAAAGAAAAAGCGTTAGATATTAATTCAGATCTTAAAAAAGAAATAAAGGGTTGACATCTTGCAAAAGGTGAAAAACAAGAAATAGAAAAACTTCTAGATTCTTTAACTTTAAAATGATAGATACAACAATTAAAAATACGATTTGATTATTTAATGATCTATATAGAGATGGAACACATAGTTTAATAAAGTTCCGTAAAGCTAGAAAAATAATTTCTGACTTTATTCTAAGTAAAATTCATGGTACTACTGTAGATAATGATTATACTTCAATCAGTTACTTGGGAAAATCAATCTTAGATTTAGTGTCTGTTACAAATATAATGATTCAAAAAAGAAAAGAGAGTCAAGAAGAGATGATAAAAACTTTGAATTCATTAATTCAAAGTTTGAAAACAAAACAAAATGCTGTTTCTAATAAATTCGAATCAATTATAAAAGAAATGAAATCCTTCAAAGAAAAAACCAAAAATAAGGTAAAAATCATTTTCGAAGAAGATACTATTTCTATATTCTTTGATCCAGAACAATTCGAACAATACAAAGAAAAAATAAAAAATGCGTTTGATTTATCAGAAATAATGTTTTCAGAACCAAAAAAAATTGAATCAATTGGAATGTTTAGTGTTAAATGTAAAAATTCTGAAAATATCAAAACACAAATAGTTGATATGATGAAAGATATTTTAGATTCTGAATATTTTGATGGTACTATAGTATCAGAAAACGAAATTCTTATAAATTTTAGTAATTAAACAAGGAATTATATTGCGATGTCAACAAAAAAGACACTAAAAGAAATCAAAGAAGATTTAAGAGTTATTTTCGGATCTTCGAATTGCTTTGAACTAATTCAATTTTATGATTATGTTTCGAAAAGCGATTTCTCAAAGAAAATAACAGAATCTAAAATTAATAAGAATAATTATTTAGATAATAAAATTAGAGTTGCTTTTGATCAACTTTTAGAAAATTCTAAACCATCTTATCTTATTGATCTCTGAAATTTTGTTGTTAATAAAAAAGGAAATACTCAACAATTCTTTGAATGAGTAGATAGAGAAAGAGCTGAGAAGATGGGTAAATTTGGTACTGCAATGAAATCTCTTTTGAGCAAAATAGAATCAAAAGGATTCGAAGTTAATGTCGATGCTCAGCCCGGTGAAGGGACTTTATCAATAGAATTTATGACAAGTCAAGAAGCATGTTATATGGATTTTATAGACTTTTTAAGAGAAGAATTCTTTGAAAAAGAAGACAATGATAAGACTTGAATGTTAACGGCAAAGAGTGGAAATCTCGTAGTTCTTAACTATTTACCTGTTCAATCTACAGCAGAAGTAGAAGAAAAATTAGATGATCCTATTGAAGATGAAATAGAAGACGAAACAGAAGATATGGGTAAGAAAAAAACTTATGGAACTGGAGTTGATCCCGCTTCAGATAAGAATAAAATTTCTGTTAAAGAGTGAAATACGTGACTAAAATAAATAATTGATGGAGTAATAAATGAAAAAGTCAGAACTAAAAGATATGATTGGTGAGTTGATTGAAGAAAAACTAGAAGAGTTCTTCATCAATGATTTACCAGATATAGTTTCAGAAGTTGTTAGTAAAAAACTTTCTAAGCTTCTAAAAGAAGACGCACCAAAAAAACTTCCTCTTAAAGAAAGAATTCTTTCTTCTTATGAAGAAATGGAAGAACTTACTTTCGGTTCAAGAGGAGACAATGTTAAAGAAGGTGTACGTCAATTAACTAGAGAAAGCGCACAGCCAACCAATGTATTAGATAAATCAAAACAAATCAAACCAATTCCAGTAAAATTAGAAGAAATAGCAGGAGATAAAGCTAGTGATATAGATTTATTGGCTGGATTAGAGTATGATGATTCGTTGTTAGGAATTAAAGATTAAAATAGTACAAAAATAATACGTTTTTCTACAACGGTGTATATAATTTCGAGTAATAAAAGGCAGACTTTAATAGTGTGTCTTTTTATTTAATATCTTTTAATAAAGGAGAAGAGAAAATGTCTAAATTGAACAAAGAAGCAAAAGAAACTCTCCGTTCTGCTAGAGCATTAGCTGATGCTAATATTTTGCAGGCAAAGTCGGAAGTCCTTGCTACAATTGCTCCTCAAATCAAAGAAATCATTGAAGAAGAAATTCAAAGAGAAATTAATAAATCTATGAATGAGAAATTCAATGACATAGAAGATCTAGAAAATCCGATTCCAGAACCAGAAGAAGAAGAATTTCTTGATGATGAAGAAGAAGTCGAAGATGAAGAATTTGACATCGACGACGACTTAGGATCACCTCCAGAATCTTCAGATGAAATTGAAAATGGTAATACAGAAAAAATTTCTGTAGAAATTGACGGAGCTGAATATTCTGGTGATTATAGTCCTGGAGATGAAACTATTGAACTTCAACTAGTTGGATCCGAGGACGAATTAAATTCCATGGAAGGAGGTGAGGAGGAAGACTTAGGATTAGAGGATGAACCAATTGTGACTGATTCAGATAAATTCGGCGAAGATGAAGACGAAGATCTAAACATCGAGCTAGAAGATGAAGAAGACGAAGAGTTTGAAGATGAAAGAAAAATTAGAGAAGCTGTTCGTAAGATTATCAGAAACAAAAAAACTTCTCTAAATGACATAAAGAGAGTAAGTAAACCAATTAATAAGAATTTACAAGAAAATAAGATTCGCCAAATAACGCGCGAAATTCTTCTTGAAAAGCTTGGTAACAAACAAACTACTCCAAAGAAACCACAAAGAAAAAGTTTAACTATAGAAGAAAAACTAAAGAATAAGGGTCTTATTCCAGAGAAAAATACTTCTAGTAAGGGAAACCTTTTCGAAAATGACGAACAACGTAAAGAAGTATACGATCGTTTAATCCACTTAATGGGTGATTAAAGGTCAACAAAGTAAAAGGAAACAAAAAAAAATGACTCAAAATGCAATTGATAAGTTTAATGCAAGACTTATCGAAGAGGCATCTGGTTATGATGATATGGAGCAAAGACGTGCTCAGATCTTCAATAGATGATCTAAGACACCTTTACTTCGTAAACTTAATGAGAAAGAAGCTAAAGACGTAGCTGTTCTTCTCGAAAACCAGGCCATCACTTTAAAGAAGATGATGAATGAGAACACAAACACATCTGACATTGCTACCTTCAATAAGGTTGCTTTCCCTCTTGTCAGAAGAGTGTATGGTGGACTTATTGCTAAGGACATCGTCTCAATTCAGCCAATGTCTGCTCCTCAGACGCTTGTATTCTATATCGACTATAAGTATGTAGATCGCCATCAGAATAACTTAGGTTATCCTTACGGTCACTTAGAGTCTAACGCTTTTGATGATGCATCTTTCAATAAAGACTATTCTGCTTATACTAAAACAATTTCAAATGTTGTATTGACAGGTGCTCTTTTAACTGATACGGTAAATGGTCAAAACTATCTTAAGATTGCAACTAGCTCTCAACTCACTTCTGATGTTGAGTGAAATAGTATCATCACTTTAGTAACAACAGCTGGTGTGACGGCTTGAGCTAACACTAACTGAAATTATGGCAGTGTAACTCAAACAGTTCCTTATGGAGCTCCAACTCAATACATGGGATCTTTCCATACCGATAGAATCTATGTTTATCGCGGTCTCGACTCGTCTAACACAGAATATACTGGTCACGCTCTTGCTGCTGTTCTTACTGGAACTGGTATAACCGCTCCTGCGAGAGTTCAGACACTGCATTACTATCAGAGAGCTGAAAAAGCTTCTTCTGAAGGTGCATCTGCTGTACCAATTCCAAGAATCTCATTCGAGATGAAGAGTAAACCGGTTGAAGCTAAGACTCGTAAGCTCATGGTACAGTGAACAACTGAAGTAGAGCAAGACGCTAAAGCTTATCATGGTTTAGACGTAGAGAAAACACTAACAGACTTCTTGACTGAGCACATCACTCTTGAAATCGATCGTGAAATCATCTATGATCTTTACGAAGGATATGACAAGCGCTTGACTCAAAGCTGAGATGTAACTCAAACTCCTTCTGGAGCTGGACAATTCACGAATTACGAAGTCTTCCAACAGGGTCTAGTTCGTGCTATGAATACACTCTCTCATCAGATTTTCACTAGCACAAAACGTGGACCTGCTTCGTTTGCTCTATGTTCACCAGAAGTAGCAGCTATCCTAGAGTCAATTCCTGGATTTACTTCTATTAATGACGGAAGTGGAAACATTACTGGCGCCGGTGTACAGAAACTCGGTAATATTAGCAAGAAGTGAGACATTTTTGTTGATCCTCTTCTAGCTGGTACTATTCACTATAACAAGATTCTTATGGGATATAAGGGTAACAACGTCTACGACTGTGGTTACATTTATGCTCCATACGTAATCGGTGTAATGAGCCCAGTTATCTACGATCCGGATGAACTCTTCACTCCAAGAAGAGGTATCCTTTCCAGATATGGAAAAGTATGGATTCGTAGAGATTTCTACGGTGTCGTTGAAGTAGACAATCTCGCAAGCTTCGCTACTATTTCTAACTTACTACAAAAAGTATAGTTAGTTAAAATAGCTTAACTTCAAAAAGAGGAACTTCGGTTCCTCTTTTTTTATATTCTTCTTAAGGTTGTATCATATCGCAAAAAGTCGTATATATTACTAAATCATCCTAAACCAAAAAAAAAGGAAAAACTAAAAATGGCACAAATAAAATTAACAAAAGTAGCTAAAATAGAACCTCCAGTTGCACCAATAGATCTTTCATCTGCTACATCATTAAAAATAACACCTGTCAGTGGTTATGAAAACGAACCAGAACAATTACATTACATGATTCCAGTAGCACATCAAACAACAAATGCAGCTAGCGCAGCATGATATGGTGCACCATTTACTTATACTCCAGGTTTAAGTGCTGCTTATCATGTAGCTCATTCTGGAACTGGTGCGGCTTCTTTTAGTGCTACTGTTGATTCTGGCGCTATAGCAAGTTATATGGGTGCACCTCCAACAAAACTTTTATTTTTCCATGATTTAGCAGACGCTACTTCTACAGCGGGCATTTGATATAGAATTTGTCCGTGACAAGTTGGTGCTTCGGCTGTTAATATTCCAAATGGAATGTTAAATACTTTAACTGCTCATGCGTGAACTCTTATAAGAGTTAATACAAATAACAATCACGTAGTTAATATTTCTGCGAGAGCTGTATTTTTACCAAATACGCAATCTAATCCTTGATCTATTCCTTTAAAACCGGTTGGAAGTTCTACAGGAGAAACTGGAATGGTTTATTTTAGTTGGTAATTATATTGTTTGTTTAATTATGAAAAGGGAGATTCGTTCTCCCTTTTCTTTTTTACAAAATAAGTATATATCTCTAACTCCAATCATTAAAAGTAAAAATTAAAAGGAGATATAATTTAATGAAAGATCAAACAAAATTATCAACAGCTCAGTTAAAAAAAATTATTAAAGAAGAAATTATAAGATTTTTTCTTGAATCAAATAAAAAACAAATAAAAGAACTTAGAATTAATGCAGATAACTTAGATAAACACTTTAGACCAAGACCAGAAGGTGGAATAAGTTCTAGATTATTTGGAAGAAAAGGAAATGTTTATGATGAACAAATTGAAGCTATCGAACCTTTTGTTAAAAATTGAATGAAACAAAATCGTCACAAATACGGAGTTTTTAGTGAATATTATGCATATATAGAATGAGCAAAGAAATATCATAGTAGATTACCGAAAGAAATTGAACAAAAATTACAAAAATATGATAACGTTTGAGATGATTATGTTGAGTGATTTCAGACGTCAGATCATGTCTGAAAAAAAGATCCCGATAGATATCCCGTTGGTTGGAATAGAAAAGATTCAGAAACGGGTAAAAGAGATGAAATACCTGGAAGAAGTGATTCAGAAAATCGACGCAAAAGATGACCCGGTTCTAATTTATAGTGAAAAAATATATAAAAGAGAATTCTTTAGAACCCGATTGATATTCTTCTTTTTCTCCAGAAGCTATCGATGGGACTGTTAGAAACAAAGTTATAAACAATTCTAAAAAAAAGAAGTATATAGCTAAAACAAGCAAAAATCTTATGAAAAAAGCAAAATTTAAAGATAGACCTGAAAATTCAATAGGCATAAATGAATCAAATTTAGAGGAAAAGAAAATAATGACTTCATTAACAAAATCATATCTTATTAAGATAATAAATGAAGAAAAACAAAAAATTGAAGAAAAGTGAGGACCATTTAGACGTAAACCGTGAGGTAAATCTGGGAATGAATATATTGATAATTTAGAAGATTCTGAATATAATCTTTATGGCCAAGAATTTGTTGATACTGCTAATAAACAACTTCAGCTTATTTATAACACTCTAAATAAAGCTTTACTTGCTGGTAAAAATAGTGATCTAGAAACCGGTGAATCTTATGGTTATAAACAGGGTGGAGAACAAGAACAAAAACTTATTCAAGCTATTAAGCTTATTAGACAAGCAAAAAGTATAATAAATTCTATAGACGCAACAGAAGAATAAAAGGGAACATATAAAATGAAGAAATCAGATTTAACAAAGTTAATAGAAGAAACTATTAAAGAAAATAATGTTGAACAAATAAAAAATTCAGTAGGAGAACGCGAATTCAACATGTTTGTAGATACTTTTCAAGATTTTATAAGTGCTATGTTTGAACAAAACTTTAGTGCTAGAGAAATAAAATGATTTATTAATGATTTAATTGACAGTCAATTGATTTACTAATAGGGTTTAATAAAAATGGCGACTCAAGAATTTAGAAATATATTTCCAGAAACCGTACCGAATTCTTTATCTTCGGAATATATTAGTTTTGAGTTGTGAGTTAAATCTCGTTTGGGTGATGATGTTGCTTCTGTTGAATTAAGTCCTCAACAAGTTTGATGAGCTTTACAAGAAGCAGATCAGGAATTTTCTGCTGAAGTTAATACAGTTTATATGAAAAATTATATGTCTCATTTTTATGGAATGTCTCAAAATCAAAATGCTGGTGGTATCTATCCTAATTTTACTTATTCTTATTTAACTCACATAACACAAGGTATTGGAGATCTTGCTGGAATTGGTGGTGATAATCGCGATTTCTTGGGTTATATTACGCTTGTTGCTGATCAACAAGATTATCCATTAGATACATGCCTTTATGATAGAAATGGAGTTCTTGTAGATTTTACAAATGGAGTAGAAATAAAAGAAGTATATTACAACGATTTAGATACTACTTCTCGTTACATCGATACTTGATCTTACTACAATATTATGGCTGGTGAATTTGGTGTTCAATCAGCTCTTTATAATACAATGTTTGCAATGCTTCCAGTAAATGCTAACGTTATGATGATGCAACATGTTAGATATAATAATAAGTTAAGACTAAGTAATTATACATATGAGATGTACGGCGATCAACTTTTAAGAATATTTCCTTCTCCAAATACCAGTGATAAAAAAATCTATATAAGATTCAAACATAAACAACCAATTGATTCTACAATTTCCATAACAGGTTCTGCTAGTGGTGGTACTGTCACAGCTAATGATACAAACATTGTTGGAAATTTTGCTCAAGTTAAATTAGATCCTTTTAATTGAGATTCTTTGAATGGAATAGCAAAAAGATGAGTTAGAATGTATGGTCTCGCTATTTGTAAAGAAATTCTAGCTTTCAATAGAGGAAAATTTAAAGAAATACCTTTTGCTTCAGAAAATAACATGGTTCAACTAAACTGAGATATGTTATCTAGTCAAGCAAAAGAAGAACAAAAACAATTGAAAGATCTTTTAAGAGAAGATCTTAAAGACATTATGAATAATGCAGAACTATTGAAAAGAGATGCCGATGCTTTAGAACAAGTTCAAAGACAATTAACATACGTGCCTCTTTTCCCGTATTGGAGATAATTAAAGGAAAAAATAAAATGAAACAAATAAAAACTATAAAAATGTTAAGAGAAGATATTAGAAGAGAAAATGAATTGTCTGGTTATATAGATTTAGAAGATGCATCAGAAGAACTTTATAGAAAAATGGAGAAAGATATTTTTGATAAAGGAAATCTAGATACATTTTCTAACTATTTCGAACTTTTGCAAGTTGATTATGGAATCATCGATGCTTCAACAGCTGAAGAACTTCTTTTTAGATACGATAATTACAAAAAAAGATTAAATTGAGAAATGAATCAGGGAGATATCACAAATGAAGAAATCTAAAATTAATGAAAATAAATGTTTTATTATTATGAAGAAATCTAGGGCTTATGATAATCCAACTCCAAGAAATGCATACAGAGGACCTGCTGCTGAAAATTTAGCAAAAGATAATCCTGAATTTAAACCTGGCCAAGTTTATGGTTCTCGAGAAGAAGCTGAAAAGTGAGCAAAAGAATTAACAAGATATAATGGAGTTGGTTTTGAAGTCATTCCTCTTCAAGATTTCTATTCAGGAAGTGGAAATTGAAATGAAGGGATGCATGAATCAAAAAAAATAAATAAAAAAGTTATAAAAGAAATGGGTAGAGGAAGACCAAAAAAGTACGAAATCATCATAGATCCGGATACTGGAGAAGAAATTAAAGTTCCGATTTCTGGAAAAGAAGAGAAACTTGATAAGAATATCAAGCTAGTGTATGATCCTATTTTACAAAAATATGTATCTAAAGAAGACGATTCGATTCTCGGAAATGCTGGTAAAGACGATCCTACAGAATTAATGAAACAATATTCTCCATTTAGAATTAAAGAAAGTGATATCGCTAAAGCAATAAGATCTTCTCTTAAAGAAATGGATACTGGTGGATTAGCCGTCGGTGTTGCTGGTGGAAACGCTGTTATCGATGATCCAGAAGGAGATAAAAATAAAATTAGTGGCGAAGAAGAAGTAGAATCTGAAGAAGTCATCGAAGTTAGAAAACATATACGCTCTATTCTTATGAAAGAGTTTATTAAAAATAAAAAACAAAATGTCGATATGCTTGAAGCCAAACTAAGAAAAGAAATTGAAAATTTCTTAAAAGAAAAGAATGAAGTAAGAAAATTTGTGGCAAAAAAGAAATTAACGGAGGCCAGTGATATGAACGATTACGAAATCGACGATGAATTTGACGAAGATTTAAATGATGGCTTCGTAGAAGATGATATGTTTCCAGAAGAAACAGATTCTTCATATCAACAACCGATAGAAATGTTAAAGAATTTAATGAAAGATGATTATGATTTAACCGGTAGATTTGGACAATTTGAAGAATACTATACTATTATTTCAGACGAATTTGAAATAGCTGATGAAAGTTTAGATGATGATACAAGATCAGAATTAAAATCATGATTCGATTATTATGTAGAAAATCCCGAGGAGTTAAATTATGAAGAAGATGATTTCTAGAGATCAACTATTAAAAATAATAGAAGAAGAAATTAATTCAAATAAAGATTTACATGTTGACGATAAAATAGATACAACAATAAGATTCATGCGTGAAAGAATTTTTCCAACTATGAGCGAAGATCAATTAATTTTATTTCTGACACAACTAAAAAACTGAATAAATAGAATGTTCGTATAATTATGAAAAAACTTATTAAAGAAGATGGAAACTCAACGTTTTTTAATATACGATATAATATTGCAGAACCTATTAGTGTAATTTGTAACACAGATCATTATGCTTACGTAGACAACTCTAAAAATATAATAGTCATTGATAATAGAAAATATTCAACAAAATTTATTGTAATTGGTCATTCTAGTTTAGAAAGTGAATTAGAAGAATTGGGAGTATGAGCAGAAAAAACGACTGGAAAAGTTATTTTTTCTTATCATCAAAAAGATCTTCTTCGTTTTAGAATCTTTAAAGCAAGCGATTTTAGTGTATTAGATTGTGACATTGTTGCTTTTTATACGTCGGAAGAAAATGTAAAAAAAAATTCTAATATAATAAATCAAGTAATAAAAAAAGTTTGTGAAACACCAAAAATTTATATAGATTGAGGATTTTTTTCAAAAGAAGATTTACAGAATAATATGAAAAAATATCCAAAAAATTATTTTGAACAAAGAAAGAAAATAGACCCACAACTTTCGCAAAGAACCGCTTCTAGAAAATGAATGGACTCTATTTATCAAAAATCTGGAGTATGGGAAAATTATCTTAATTTTAAGATAAAATTAGAGGAGACTAGCCTTATGCCCGGAAGTGGTGAAATGCCAACGAACATGCCAAATAGAACTCAAAGTCAAAAAGAACAATTAAGACCTAATCAAAATGATTATGCTTATGGAGACGATTCAATTGAATGTGAATATTGTAAAGATGGTTGACAAGAAGATGGATCTATGTGTACTCATTGTCAAGGATATGGAATAAGACAAGAATCTTTAAATTGAGATGATTGAGATATAGATTTTGGACATGATTTAAATACTATGTCAAAAAAAGGTAACTTTAAAGTTGGACAAAGAGTTAGTTACGAAGGAAAATTAGGAACAATAATAAAATATAATCTTTTAGGAGCATACACAGTAAAATTTGATGATGGTTCAATCATTAGAAAAATTCATCAATCTGAACTTGAACCAGAAGAAGAAAATTTAATTGAAGTTAGTGAAGGTTTTATGGGAAGTGAAGAAAATGAAGATATAAATACAATAAACAACACAACTAGACAAAAAACTCAAACTGGAATTGGTCATAAGGCGATAGAAAGTTTAGAAAATAGTTTAGAAAATACTAAACTTTCAACAAATATTTTGAAAAAAGTTTCAACTGGGCAAAACGCCGAATCAGATGCAAACAAATTACTAAACAATCCAAATAATACAAATAATTTAATTGGAAAAAAAGTTGGAGATGTAGATCAAGATTTATTGTCTTCACTATTAGCTTCTGGTATTATCGAAATAGATTCGAGCGGAATTGTTAGAAAAAAAGTATAATAAAGAATGTTTTTATCTAAGAACGACATAAAGCTTTTTAATTCTGTTCAAGAAGAATTAATGCAAAATTTTAGACAACAGGAGATAGATTATCTTACTGTTGATAATTTAGAGTCGTTTGATGAAGATGAAAACATCTATAATGAAATAGAAAAAGAAAAATTAATATTTTCAGATCCTATTACTATTTATGCATATGTTCAACAAAATGCTCCCGAATTTGATGTTAATGAAATTGGTGGTAAATATAAAAATAGTATTGTAGTTTTTATTCATAAATCTTATTTAGAAGATATGAATTTAGAAATAAAAGAGGGTCAATGATTCAGATGGTATGAAAATCTTTATCAAATTCTTCATCAGACTGGAAGACAGGTTCAGATATGGGGAAATCCAGATTGACAAGTTTACAGAAGATTTGTATGTGTACAAAAATAACATTTAACTATAAAAAGGAAAAAAAATAATGAAACTAACAAAAGAAATTCTTTCTAAAATGATATCTGAAATCATTTCAGAAAAAGCCGAATCTCAAAATCAACAGATTTCAGCAGCCATAGCTCTTAAAGCTAAGAGAGAGGGAAAGAAATTAAAAAAGGGTACTGCTTCAGAAAGTATGTCAAATATGTCTGAAAAAGAACTTGAAAAATTTGCTAGTACTAAAAGAAAAGGTCTTCCAAAGAAAAAAGAAGAGAAAAAAGAAGAAAAAAATGAAAGCGTGAAATCTCAAAAATTAACTAAATCTGTTTTAGAAGAGATGATAAAAAAACAACTTTCTGAAATGGGTGGTAATATGTATGATCAATATCCTCATGATGAAGATGAAGATTATGAAGAAGAAGGATGTGGAGTAGGTTGTACAGAAGATGGTTGAGATGAAGAATGATTTGAAGAAGTTGGTATTTTACAAAAACTTGATTCATTAGCAAGAGTTGAATATGAAATTAAAAATGGCATAAGAAATTCTTATGTTGGTATTGGTGATAATACCGCTGAATTTTTGCAAGGTTTAATGAGAATAGCTGAAGAATTAAAAGATATTTGTGAAGATGCATTAAATACATTGGAACATTACGAAAGATAATTGGAAACTCTAAATGTCATAAATGAACTAGATAAATTAGTAGTTCATCATTTCAACAAGGAAAAACCTTTTGAAATAGCTGATATTATAGTACCAGTTTCGTTTCTTAGAGGAAATCCTGATACTTTAGCTATATCCGAAATATGATCAAACGTACAAGATATTAAATATCCAGTTTTGGTTGTATCAAGAGATTCATCTTTACGGGTTATGTCAGAAAGAAATACGATGCAAACAGAAGGAACTCAAATAATTATTAACAGAATTGCAAAAAACAAGTATATATCTTCAAGTGAACCGAATATAAACGTTGAAACATATACTTATAATGCACCAGTTTATTTTTCAACTAAATATAGTCTGATTTTGTTCTGTGAATCAATGAAACACGCTACAGAATTTCAATCGTTGTTCTTAGACAGAATAAATCAAGAGTATCTTGAAATAAAGTCTGAAAAATTTAATTCTGTTTTCTTTGACGCTTTATTCTTATTCAAAGATGGATTTCAAATAGAAGATAATTTTGAAAGTACTTCTGAATCTAAAAGAATTATAAAAGTTTCTGCGAGTATGAATTGTGAAGGTTATTATATTTCTCAAGCATCTGAAGTAAGAGTTAGAGAAGTTTCGAAAAAAGTATTACAAGCATACTTAAGATCTTAAAAAAAAATAAAATATATAAGGGAGAAATCTTATAATGGCAAGAAACCTAGTAAGTGCTGGAATTTCTTTTGGAGAGATTGACTTAAGCCAAGTAGCTCAAGTTGCAGCTCTCATGGGACCAGCAATTGTAGGAACAACTCAAAGTGGACCTGCTTTTAAACCTATCACAATAAATAATTATTCAACAGAATTCGTACCAATTTATGGAGGTTTAAATACTTCTCATTATGTTCCTTACACTGCTAAATTTTATCTTCAGTATGGATCTAATGCTAGTATTTGTAGAATACTTGGAACAAACTCTTCTACACCAGCGAAAGATGCTGGATTTATTGTTCCTGCTTCCGCTTTTTGATATGATATTGTGGGTGGTGTAGCCGGTACAGCTTCTACTACTTCAGAAAGAACTGGCGGCCTTATTCCTTTAGCTGTTCTTAGAGAAAGAAATGGAACAACTACAATCGGCGGAATAACTGCTACATGTGGTTTGAGTGGTGGAGTTCTAACTTGATCTATCGGATTAGGAGCTGCTAGTGCTGCGGCTACACTTGGAACATATACTTTTAATGTTGATAATATTGAATCTGTTTTTACAAGAGATCCAATTAATATTCCTGCGTCTCCTGCATGTACAGCTCTTTATTTAGATGTTTTCTATTATACTCAATCATCTGAAAATGCAGCAGATCCATATACAACAAAAACAACTCTTTCTGACTTAACATATACTTCAATGACAGCACATGCACCAGGAAAACTTTCTGGAGATGATTTAACTGGCGCTTATGATCATGCTGTTACACCATGAATCGTAGGAGCGCCGGATGTTACTGGCGCTGTACAAGACTTGTTTAGATTTCATTCCTTAAGTGATGGAAGCGAATCTAATAATGATTGTAAAGTTTCTATTGATAACATAACTAGAAAAACAGATAGTTTTGGAAATCCATATTTTACATTCGATGTTCTAATTAGAAAAGTCGATGATAGTGATCTTCAAATGCAAATTTATGAGAGATTTTCTGGATGTAATCTTCTAAAGAGTGATAGAAACTACATTGTTAAGAAAATTGGTGATACAGCTGAAACATTTAATACAACATATTCAAGAATGGATATTTCTGGAACTTGACCAAATAAGTCTAAGTTTATTAGAGTAGAAGTTTCAGAAGGTATTCCAATGCACGCTAGACCATCTGGATTTAGAGCGCCTGAAAGTGTAACGAAATCTGATCATTTAGGATTAGTAGCTTATCCATATAGAAATTTCAAAGTAAGCCAAGCTTCTGGAAATAGTTTATACAAGAAATCTATTTTCTTGGGATACGATGGACTTTCTATAGGTGCTAGTGAAATGCTTTATGGATGTACAGATGGAGAAGATACTAGCTATAAAGGAATCATTCTTTTTGATAATGGAATTTGATCAGCGTCAGCTGATGAATTAAATGCTGCAAGAGCTACTTCTTTAACAGCTAGTTTCCACACAATTGCTATGTTCCCAAACAAAACAAAATATGAAGAAGCAATTAACGCAAATAAATTAGCTGCAGCTGGTGTAGATTGAAAGTTTACTGTCCCGATGTTTGGTGGAAGAGATGGTTATAAGAAATCTTTAGGTGGATCTAATCTTATCACAACTCTTAGTGGCGATTTTGAGAAAGCAATGACACTTCTTTCTAATTCAGATATCTATGATTTCAATATGCTAGTAATTCCGGGTACTATTGCTTCATATAGTCCTCACGCAGGAATTATCGAAAATGGAATCAATATGGTAGAAACAAGAGGTGACGCATTCTATATCGCAGACATGTTTGCTTTGACTGCTGATAACGCTTCAGAACCAGATTCTACAACTCTTAATACATTCGATTCAAGTTATGCAGCAACATATTGACCATGAATTAAGATATATGATAACGAAAATGAAGATTTCGTTTGAGTACCACCTTCAGTTCTTGTTCTTGCACAATTAGCTTACAACGATAAGATAGCATATCCTTGATATGCTCCAGCGGGTGTAAATAGAGGTCAAATAGCAAATGCTGTATCAACTAGATATACTTTGAATCAAGATGATAGAGACGTTCTTTATGATGCAAGAGTTAATCCTATTGCAACATTTAGAAACGAAGGTATCGTAATCTGAGGACAAAAAACTTTACAAAAAACTCAGACAGCTCTTGATAGAGTAAATGTAAGAAGACTTCTTGTCTA